CATGGAAGCCCGGGAGGAAACAAAGAAAGGAGCAAAAACACAATGAAAACAGGAAGAACCCTTCAAGAACTGGCCATCGAGCTGGATCGCCAGCTCAAAGCAAAGCGTGATTATTTAGTGGACACGCCCGCCCTACGTCTGACACCCAGCAAAGTCGTTGAATTATCGGCCAAGGAGTTCGGCCTGACTCAAGAGGAGAGCAACGGCGTCCTCGGGCACCTAATCCAAGGCGGCGACCTCTCACTCTACGGACTGGCCAACGCTGTCACCCGTCACAGTCAGGACGTTAAGAGCTACGACAGAGCCACCGAGCTGGAGGCTGCTGGCTGGAGCATTTTGAACATGAGCCCCTCTCTCTGGAGGCAGCTCAATACAGCGAGGTGATGAAATGTATCAGGCAACGAGAAGGAGCTGCCAGCTCGCACCTGACAGCTCCAGGAGATCATCAGAACCACTCAAAGCAATACCAATGACCTCCTCCATTATAGCACGCAGACGCAAAAAGCTGAAGATGCGCAGGCGTGCCGCAGCCATCATCATGATCCTACTGGTCGTATGGGTGGCGTGGAGTATTAAGACCATCAGCGACCGGATGCAGACCGCCGAACAACCGCCGGTCGACCTGCCGACAACCACAGAACAGCCAACGGAAGCGCCGGCAATATCCATGGAGCCGGCAGTCATTCCGATCGTAATACCAGCACCAGAGAAGCCTCCGAGGTACGAGCTAACAGCTGAGGAGCGCGACATCATCGAGAGAGTGGTCACGGCTGAGGCCGTGGGTGAACCGTTCGCCGGTCAGGTCGCAGTCGCCCAGTGCATACTCAACGCTTGCGAGAAGGATGGCATCAGACCGCTCGAAGTTCTCACGAAGTACAAGTACGCCAAGAGCAGGCCCGAACCTGAAGGCACGGTACCGGAGGCCGTGGCTGCCGTATTCGATGACGGCTGGTATGTAACAACTGAGCCGATCCTCTACTTCTACGCGCCGGATCGGACAAGAAGCGACTGGCACGAGTCTCAGGACTTCGTGATCGAGATAAACGGGCACCGCTTTTTCAAAGAAAAACCAATTTTAGAAGGGAGCAACCGCCATGAATGAAAACACTCAGAAATCCGTGATCCAGATATTAACCGAGACACTCGCAGAAATGAGCACCAGAGCCCTCAACGCTGAGGCCGAAGTCGAAAGGCTGAAGGCAGACGACAACAACTGGTACCGCCACTGGCAGACCAAAGACGCCGAGGTCAAAAGGCTCACCACTGAGCTGGACGAGCTCAAGAGCAAGTTTAGTGGCCTCATGAATGAGCACAACGACCTCAAGGACGCATATGACGCATTGAAATATAAAACAGAGCCGGCAGACAAGGAGAAGCTGCTGGAGGAGCTTAGAACAAAAGTAAGCAAGGAGGACAAGAGTCATGAGTGATAAGACCATCGCCGCCATCGCGGCAGAAATAGAGCAAAAACAGCCAGTACAGGCACAGGCAAACGAGGCCGCAGCTCCGGAGGCTGCTGCCGAAATGTACCCGATCACCCTCGAGGAACTGGAAAGCATTGAACTCCCCGGAGATCTTCCGGTCGACGCTCAACCGGAGCGCAAGGAGTTCATGATCACCGACGACAGATGCGCCGACTGGGCCGTTCGCAAAATCAAAGAGGAAAAGCAGGAATATGACCGCATCCGGGAGCTCGGCGAGCAGCAGATCGCCGAAATTCAGGAGAAAATCGACAGGGCCAAGAGACGCTTCGAGCAGAACACCAGCTTCCTCACCAGCAAGCTGGCCCAATATTTCAACACCGTACCACATAAAAAGACCAAGACCCGCGAAACATACCGCCTCCTCTCTGGCAACCTCGTCCTTAAACTGGGAGGAGTCAAGGCCATACTGGACGACGAGAAGCTGGTGGCATGGCTGAAGGACAACGGGTACACCGACTTCGTGAAGGTCGAGGAAAAGCCAACGTGGGGAGAGCTCAAGAAAAAGCTCAACCTCGAGCCCGGGCTGGTCACAATGGCCGAAACCGGCGAGATCGTGGAAGGCATCACCGTCGTGCAGCAGCCTGACACGTTCGTCGTCGACTAAGGAAGGAGGATCGACATGGCTGACACTACCAAAAAGACTGCCGGCACAACTACGGCGGCTGCTAAGGAACAGAGCAAGACCCCAGCAGCACCACAGACCAGCGAGATCCCTCATGAGGCCATGAGCCTCCAACAGAAGATCGTCGAGCTGCGGAAAGCCTGCCCGAAGATCATCAAGCAGAAATACAGCGACGGCGTCGACTATAAATTCGCCAAGATCTACGACGTATGGGAGGCCATCACTCCCGTGATGAACGAGGTCGGCGTCAACTTCGACGTCGTGGCCGAGGTTCCCAGCAAGAAGGACGAGCTCGGCAACGCTATCTATTATACGACCATCATGGCCAAGACCAAATACGGCGAGCGCCTCATGTTCCTCTATGAGGCCGACCTGACTGTCAAATGGACGAACGTCGACGATCCGGACGACACTGACACCGTCACCCTCCACGCCATCGGCTGGAATGATGACCCGGCCAAGGCCAAGGGCAGCGCGTGGACTTATTGCCTGAAGTATTACCTGTTCGAGAAGTTCAGCATTGACCAAGGCGAGGATGATCCGGACGCCAACGGCTTCAACAGCACCGGAACGCCACAGAATACGCCGCAGGGCGCGAAAACCGGAAACAGACAACCAAACACCCGACCACCGCAGCAAAACGCGCCACAGGGCAACACAGGCGCTCAAAAACCGCTAAGCGATAAGCAGCTCGAGAGGATGTACCTCAAGGGCGAGGCTGCCGGCATAAGCAGGGAGCTCGTCAACAAGCGCATCGCTGAGAAGTATCACAAGCAGAACCCCGCGCTCATGAGTCGGGCCGAATACGACGAGGTATGCGCTGCCCTCGATAAAGCAGCCGCAGAAGGAGGAACAGCTCATGAATGATGTTAAACTGCTCGGCCGACTGGCCGCAGATCCAGAACTCAGATACACAACCAGCGGCACCCCTGTCGCAACCTTCGATCTGGCAGTAAACCGCCCAACCAGTGACGGGCAAAAGGCCGTCGACTTTTTGCCGATCGTCGCATGGAGAAACCGGGCCGAGTTCGCGGCCAACTACCTCACAAAGGGCCGCCAGATAGTCGTCGACGGGACGCTGCGGACAAGAAAATGGCAGGATAATGACGGCAAAAGCCGCAAAAGCATTGAGATCGTGGCCGAAAACATTTACTTCGCAGACAGTAACAGAGGCGACTCACACGCCTCCTCCTCTCCATCGGTTCCGGATGGCTTCGAGGAGGTTCAGGACTCCGATGACGACCTGCCGTTCTAACACGACCACCGGACGACCGCCGGACGACCGCCGGGCAACCGGAAAACGACCAAGCACAGAAAGGAGGATCAGGTCATGGCATGGCTCCAAGTTCATCAAACACTCAAAGATCACCGCAAACTTTTAGAGGCTGCCGACATACTCGAAGTTACACCGCCCCACATGATGGGGATCCTGATCTCCTTCTGGCTATGGGCGCTGGATAATGCTCCGAGCGGAACCCTCGGAGGCATATCCTCCAGAATAATCGCCAGAGCTGCACAGTGGGAAGGCGATCCGGATCGGCTGGTGGAAGCCCTGACGGCATCGAAATGGCTGGACGAAGGCGAGAGCGGCCTCGAGATCCATGACTGGTATGAGTACGCAGGCAAGCTAATCGACCAGAGGATCGCGGAGAGAGAAAGATCCAAGAGACGCCGCTCCGCTCAAAGTTCGACCGCCGGACGACCGCCGGACGACCGCCGGACGACCGCCGGACAGTCTGCCGACGACCAGCAAACAGCCGCAGGCAGAGTAGACCAGAGTAGACCAGAGTATACAAGAGAAGAAGATATAGACCCCCTACCCCCTAAAGGGGAGAAGCAGCAGCCCGTCCCCTTCGAGAAAATCATGCAGCTATACAACGAGATATGCGTGAGCTTCCCGAAAGTGCTCAACATAGAAGGCCAAAGACGCAAGGCCGTTGCTGCACGCTGGAAAACATACAAGGATCTCGAAGCCTTCGAGACCTTATTCCGAAAAACCGAGGCCAGCAGCTTCCTGAAAGGTCACAACGACCGGAACTGGATGGCTGACTTCGACTGGATAACCAAGCCGACCAACATGACCAAGGTGCTGGAAGGCAAATACGACGACAAAGGAGGAGATCAGAGTGGAGTCAATCGCCAATATACTGGCAGGGACAACGGAACGCCGCAGCTCTCGGGCTTCCATATCGCAGGAGACGACGAGACTGACGAATGATGAGGATCCGAAGCCGCTCGACACTGTCGTATATAGCAACGACCCTGACGTGGCAGCACTCGGAGCTCCTGAGCCGGTGCCCTGCGAGTTCTGCGGGGCCCCTCGATACACCAAAGGCATAAGACTTCAGGGCCGGATCTTCTGGATGCCATACGGCCCGGAACCATGCACCTGTCCGGAGGCCGTAAAAGAGCAAGAAGCCAAAAAGGCGGCAGCCGAGGAAGCCGAACGGCAGCGCCAACAGGCTGAAGCCGATCGAAGGATGCAGGAACGCGTCAAGAAGATCATCGGCGAAAGTGGGATCAATGCCCGCTTCCTCCGGAGGACATTCGACACCTTTGAGATCACAAAAGAAAACGCCAAGGCCGCCAAGGTGGCCAAGGCATACGCTGACAACTTCGACACGAAGCTCCCCGGGCCTAACAACCCGGATCCCGGACGGAATGGCCTATTTATTACCGGGCCGAAAGGAACCGGCAAGACGCACCTCGCGGCAGCCATAGCCAACCAGCTCATGAACCAAGGCACAGCCGTGATATGTATGACCATGATCGACCTGCTGGAGCGCATCAGGAGGACATACGAGAAAAACGCAGACAGCGAGAGCACAGTCCTCAACCTATACAAGCAGGTGCCGCTCCTGATCATCGACGACATGGGAAAAGAACCGGCCACCGAATGGGGGATCTCAAAGATTTACGCCATTATTAACGGACGATATGAAGGCTATATGCCGACCATCGTCACAACAAACTACGACGACCAGCAGCTCGTCAAGCGCCTGACTCCTCCCGGAGGGGATGACATCACGGCCGACGCTACCATCGACAGACTCCGCGAAATGTGTCACGCGCTTCCGATGACGGGCCAGAGCTGGCGATCACGATAAAAGGAGGCTACACCGTGAAAAAGGTTTATATATGCTCCCCGTGTCGCGGGGACTACGAGAAAAACATCCAAAAGGCTCAGGGCTACTGCCGCGAGGCGGTGCACATGGGCGTCATACCCATCGCCCCTCATGTTTACCTGACCCAGTTCCTCAATGACACCATCCCGGAGGAAAGAAGCATCGGCCTGAATATCGGCCTCGAGCTCTTGAAGGAGTGCAACGAGGTGTGGGTGTACGGCATCCAGAACCCGAGCGAAGGCATGAAGGCCGAGATCGAGCTGGCCAAAGAGCTCGGGATCCCGGTCAGGGATGCGGCCGAAGTTTACCAAAGCCCTCCAGAGAGGAGGTCGGGACGATGAACAGAGACCCGCGCAAGAACGCCGAAGGCTATGCGGATCCGACAGCATACGAGGCGGCCAAGAACGTGCAGCGACAGATCAGAGGCAAACGGGCCAAGGTCGCCGGCGAACACTTCGAGAACATGATCTCCGGAGCCTGCTCCTTCTACTATGACCGGAACCTCGCCAACATCGAAAAGACACCGGAGCCGATGAAGGTGCTCAAGCCGATGCCAAAGCAGCCCGGCAAGTTCATCGCCTGCTTCACAAAAGCAGCGCAGCCAGACTACAAGGGCACCATTCAAGGAGGCCGGGCCATCGTATTCGAGGCCAAACACACAGACGACGACAAGATCGAACGCAAGAGACTGACCGACGAGCAGATGGACGGACTGGAGAAGCACCACAAGCTCGGGGCCCTCGCCTTCGTTCTCGTGTCCTTCGGCCTCCAGAGCTTCTACCGGATCCCGTGGCCAGTATGGCGGGACATGAAAGAGATATACGGCAGGCAATACCTGAAGCCAGACGAGATCGCCTGCTATAAGATACCGGCACCCGGCGGCGCAATCAAGCTGTTGGATGGGATCGTTGACACCAAGCAAAAGGCAGCACCCGGAACGCCTCGGGCAATATACACCAGCAGCGACTCGGATCGCTGCGTAATATGCGGCAACTACGTCCCGGAAGGGCGTCAGGTATGCCCCACTTGCGAGAAAGGAGATCAGGATCATGAATAACGCTTTACTGAGCCGCAAGCTGAAGGCAAAGAACCCGGAGGCTCCTGAGTAATGGCAAGCGGGTGCATTTTGGCCACCTGCCCGGTGTGCGGTGAGTTTATATGGGAGGACGACAACTTCGAGATCGTGGAGCTGCCGGCAACCATGAACGGCAAGCGCGAGGACTTCGTGCATGACAGATGCCGGGAACTCATAAACAGAGACCGCGAGGCGGTGGCCATCATCCTCGACAAAGAAGAACAGTACAAGGAAACGCTTAGGGCCAAGGACGAGCTGATCAAATACCTGAAGGAAGAAAATCAACGGCTCAGGGAGCGCCTGAAATACCTGACGACTCCCCGGATCGTACCAAACCAAGACAAGGAGGATCAAGATCATGAGTAATAACAAGAAAAACGGCAGCACCGAGGGCGTCGGCTTCCTCGGCCTGCTGGCTCTCATATTCATCACCCTGAAACTCACCAGCGTCATCGACTGGAGCTGGTGGTGGGTGCTCTCTCCTCTCTGGATCCCGACATCCATCACCCTGCTGATCTTCGTGATCCTGCTGGTCGGCGTTGTGGGCGTGGCCATCGGAAAAGCAAGCAGGATTCCGGTGGCCAAGGGCGAGAACCTCGACAGGATCGCAAAGCTGCACGGACTCCAGCGCGGCTACATGGAAAGCGACGAACGGCTGCGCAAAAGGATCATAGAAACAATGAAAACCACGAACAGGAGGTCAAGATCATGAACAAAACAGCGATCGAATGGTGCGACATGACATGGAACCCAGTCACAGGATGTTTGCACAGGTGCCCGTACTGCTACGCAGACAGACAGGTAGAGCGTTTTTCAGGATATGATCCGCTCTATAACAAAGCCCGGCGAGTGTATGTTTGCCGGGAGTATTCACTGGAACACATTCCTCAGCATCGAGCCGCTACTCGAACCGCTGGACGTCGGGATCGGCAGCATCAAGCACGAATACAACAAAACCCGCCCGTACCGACATGGCGGGAAAAGGATTTGAACCCGTTGGCTCCGGGCCGATGAACTTGGGTACCGGTTGGCA